GCTTCCGGACAATTGACATGGAATACTCCTGTAGACGGACTTTCTTTTATAGGTATAATCCGCAAATCCAAATTTCCGCCGAATCCGGAACGAAGCGTTCAATTTTCAGGCAAAAGAACAAAACGAAGCGTTCAAAAAAAAGGCTGCACACAACACTTATAAAGCCGGAGCAAAAGGTTAATGAAGACCTCTGTTCCGGCTTTATAGTTTCATAAAAATGACTTTATAACGGCATTAAAATAATGCTTTAATAATTTGTCTAACTGATTGAAAAAACGTATCTTTGTTAGTAGTTAAGCTGCCATTTTATCAATGGGAATGCCTTGCTTTTTAAACAACATTATATCAGTGTATCCTGCAGAATAATTCATGTGGGCATTGAATTCTCTTTTTGTGCAGCCTTCAAATGGATTTCCGATGGTTTTATTTGCCCCAATCCACTCACACAATTCAATTATAGATGATTTGTTTGATGTAAAATAAACGAATGAATGACCTTCGAGGACTTTTAAAACATCTAAGTAATCGGACATACGCCAATACATGTTGTACGTTCCGACATCAGTGGATAGATAAGGGGGATCAATTAAAAACACCACTCCAGGTACGTCCTTATATTGATTATAGACCTCTTTGTAGTCGCATGAAACGATTTCCAGCCCTTCTAAATAGTCCAATGATTCAGGGTATCCATTCTTACGGATATTGTTATAAAGAACTTCCTTGCTCATTTCCTCCACAGACAACTTATATTTCATAGAGAACATAAGGGATGACGATAGAGTAATGAAGTCCACGTACCCCACACTCGCTTCCTCTTCTTCAATACGCTTTAAAACGCATTCCCTCAGCTTTCCTTTGATTGCCTTATGTTTGGGTACAGAATCCCCTACCAGCGTTCTAATGTCGGCTAAAAGCTTATTTGTATGTGGAATATGAGCCAGCCTAAATCGGTAGTTATCAAAATCGTTATAGACAACAGTGGAAGTTGGTTTCACTCTTTTGGTAATATGGGAAAGTAACCCCGAGCCACCAAACAGATCCACAAAAACGGTATCATCAGGAAACTGGTCCAATACCTTTATAAATTCTTTGGCAAACATTCTTTTTTGGCCCACAAATGGCAGCGGTGCCGACAGATTCATTTTCGTCATACGTTCAATTCAAATTTAATATTTTCAACTCCGGATAACAGTTCCAGAGTCTGGTCAATGTTATTTTCATATATATGCACATTCCCAAGGTTAAGAGTTATGGATTTCAAAGGAAGTTCCACCTGTCTTGCCATCAGATAAAGATGATAAATATCAGCCGGAAGCCCAAGGTTGGCATCAGAACTGCGCTGGTATGCGGATAATACCAGTTCCCCCTCATCAATCTGGAACTGCACAAGGCTCAGGCAGGGTGCCTGGTTGCTTTCCACCCCGGTCTCTCCAAGGAACAGAACATAGTTCTTGCTGTTGCGTTTTTCCTGATTAATCTTGGCTATAAGGGGTGGAAGCTTTTCAAAGTAAGTGGGGTAGCTATTCACAAGGGTATGGCCACAATAGTCCCACCAGGTAATACCTGCCTCCTTATATCTTTCCACATCCCGAATACCCTGCATAAACAGTTTCAATTCTTCTTTCAGTTTCTTTCTGGCTATCCCATGGCATTCAAATATATCAAGTAAATCAGCTGGGGTCAGCATGAGCCTTTCGTTCAATAGGTATTTGATACAGCCTTTCTTGTTGGTTTGGGTCTTGCCCGTTTGGAGTATCTTGTCTAATGTCTGGTAATACTTATTCATAAGCTATTGATTTTTGTCTGTGCAAAGTTAGCCCCATCAGATAACACAAGGTATCTCCGGCATATTAATCACACTGCACCGAGCGTGCAGTGCTTTCCAAACCGTTTGATAATATCATACACCTTGCGTTCGCTTACTGAATATTTATTTGCCAAAAAAGCCACCGCATAAGTGGTCTTCTCACCCCGATTTTTCATGACCTCATACTCTGTATATAAGTCTATGAATCGAAGGTCATCCTGCTTGCCGCCCAAACTTATAAGCAATTCAAGCGGTTTTCTGTTAAATTTAAGTGCTTCAAACAATGTCATATCCAATCATTTTTGTACTTTTGCAATGCCAATCATTTATTTAATGCGTAAAAACGCCACGAGAGTGCGGTAGAGGGCATTGCCCCCGGTCGCGCACTCTCGTGGCGTTTTGTGTTAATAAATGATTGGCGTCTATATTAACAGGCCGGGGGCTTTTTTTATCCCTCCCCCGAAGGGATTGTCAATCATTCAATCCGGTACAAATCCAATTTGAATTTATCCTTCTTTTTCCAGCCTTCAGCCAGAACTTTCTGAATGAATCCTACTGCTTTTGTATAGAAGTCTTTCAGTTCATCTAACTGGGTAAAAGTATGGTATTCCGGTTGTTCATCCGAACCAAACTTAAACGTCACCGGTAGGGTTTCTCCGCCCGTCTGAACGGCTAAATCGTATGCAACCTTATAGTTGTACTGGTTCTCCGTAGAAAGCCATACATGGGCACCATTGTACACGAAGCCGGACAGGATAGCTGCATCAGTCTGGCTATTATACCAGGACATAACCAATGTGCGGATTTCCTCATCAGTGGGCTTATGCCCGAACTCCTCTTCCATGTAGGAGGCAGAGCCGTTCTCTTTCTCCTGTACATCCCAGCGGATGCGCCATTTGTCTTTTACCGGGTTCGTGCATTCCATCAGCGACACACCGGCACTTCCTTCAACTCTTCTCATGTAAACACGTATTTGGTTCTACCTTTGCCGAAGGTCTCTGTCTTGATGGTCGTTTCAAACGGAAAGCCATCCGGCATTTCTTTCACTTGTGCGAGAATATTCTTCATCTCCTCGCTGTTGGTGAAGAATTTCTTTGCCTCGCCGTTCACTTCGATGGCCACAATACAGCGGTCTTCTCCCTGCTCGGTCTTGATACCGGTCTCAAAATCCTTCACTACAATCGGTAAGTTTACCAGTTCCCGGATGCTTACCACCACGCCGGGAAATCGCTTCTTGCCGTCCTCCGGCTTGTAAGCGACATTCAAGTCTTTAAAACTTCTCATTTCTTTGCCTGTTAATTTTTTAAACAACTTATTACAGTCGGCGTGTTTCGTCATGCCGTAGAAACTGGCAATCAGTTCCCGCCGTCTTCTTCTCGATTTTACCTCGTGCATCTTCCGGGCAAACTTCTGCTTGATACGTTTCCGCAATCTCACATAGTCAGGACGGATAACATAGCCAAGGAAATCAATGCCTTCTTCTACAGGGAACACCCGTTCATTCGGCTTAATTTCCAAGTCTATTTTCTCCATTTGCCCGTGAATAACATCACGAATCTTCCACAATTCCGCTTTCGTTTTACCGAGTACCAGTCCGTCATCGCAATAGCGGTAGTAATAACGAACCCCGTACCTGTCCTTCAGATAGTGGTCTAAAAATACAGACAGAAGCAGGTTGCCTGCTCCTTGTGAACTGCGCAGTCCAAAGCTGATACCCTCCGGCAGCATTGTCACGAACCGCTCCAGCAGCACCAACAGCCTTTCGTCTTTGAACACCCTGCGGAAGCACCACATAACAAAATCCTGCCGCACATTGTCGTAGAACCTGCGGATGTCAAACTTGTAGGCATACAGCGTGTACTCCGGGTCTTTTTGCAAATCGGTACGTATGCAATTCATCAGATCATGAGTGCCACGACGTTTAATGCTGGCCCCGGTAGTCCGGATATAGCGTTTCTGCAGGTGACGGTCCAACACGTTCATTACGGCATATACCGCGATGCGGTCATACATGGATAAAATCTGCAGGGTGCGTTTTTTTCCATACTCCTCGATTTCTCTTTCATGGTATCCGCCAAGCTGAAAAGAACCGCTTGCAATGGCCTCCGTCAATTTGGCGATAACTTGCTCCCTATGGGCAAGCAGATACCGTCCCTGCGTTGACCTTTTACGATCCGTTCCGCGCAGTACGGTATCGAATGCCTCCGACATATTGGAGTATTCGATGATTTCCTCTATGATATATCCTTCCCTGCGCATACAGTTCTGCTGTTGGTTTGTTAATACGGAAGATAAGGGCCTTCCTTTCCCCGGGCCTGACTTCTTCGAACTGATAACAGCCTACCAAACTCCACCCGACGCGTGATTTTTCAGCTTTCCACCCTAATGGGTGCTGTTGCTGTGGCTTGCTTCCCTCGGCACCGCATTGGGGACACGTCCCCGGTGCTGTACGCCGATTAATTAGATTTCCAGACGCGAGCCGACATTCGCATTCGTGTTCGAAGCATCGTTATTCGCATTCGCATTCGATACACCGCCATTCGCGTTCGCATTGTTGTACCCGCGATAGACCACACGGACTATCGGGAAGCTCTACCAATTACAAAGGTACTTATTTCAAAGAAAAAGAAGTCTATAATGCTCAGAAGAATAACCATAAAAGAGCAGCAAAAGCGCCGCCAAGCACGGTTAATCCCCAATCTATCCAGTCCCAACAGCTACCATGCTGCTTATCCTTCAGTTCCAAACAGGAAGCCGCCACAGCACTTGCATACAGGGCTACCACCGGATGCGTTCCCAGCAGACCTACAAGGAATCCGCCTAACAGATGCTTCCATCGGTTACTTTCTCTCAAAAAATCAATAACTCTTCCCATAACGATTCTGTCTTTAATTCTAAAAAAAATCGACCGGCTTCGCCGGTATTTGAATTCCTTTTAAACGGGATTCGGATGGTTTCCGAATCCCGTTCTTTCGTTTTAGTCGCTTCGCTCCACGCTTTGGCGCTTTGCGCTTACGCCACCTCGCGTATCGCCTTATACGC